GCCAAATTTGACGGCCTTGAGGATGCGCTTCTGCGCACGCTCCACGCCCTGCATTTCGGTTGTGATTCTCATTCGCGGATGGTGCATGTAAGGCGCAGCCCATCGTTGCGGCCAATCTCTTGCACCGCTTCGATGTTGTACGTCTTGCTGTTATAGCTGACCCGGTCTTTTGGGTTCACGTCCGCCCAGGTTGAGCCGTAGCGGATGACGAAATGCACGGGCTGCTTGCTGTATACCTGCTCACTGGCGATGGACTCGCTGCCGGAACCTTCGCGGTAAATGACATCAGCCCACACCGTTGCCAGTGTGCCCCAACTTTCGACGCGCTGGCCGTAGAGGTCGGTGGTGGTGGTGGCGCGCTGAATGGTGATGCGCGAATCCATGCGGCCAAATTTCATTGCAGCGTTCTGTAAGGTGATACGAGCGCGTCAATGCCAACCTTCAGGCGGGTGGTTATGGTGCCGGTGACCTCCTCCACGCGGTTCTCGTACAGATGCCCCACGAGCAGCCGCACCGCTTGGATAAGCGGCGTGGGAATGCTGGCCTCGGGGTGGCCGACGACCATGTTGATTTGCACTCGCGCGAGCGCGTCGTCGTACAGGTCGGGCGGCGACACAAACCGAATGCGCGCCGGGCTGGTGTTTAGGTCGGTGTAGTAGAACGAAGCGCCGAGCGTCTGCGTGGTGTTGGCCGTTGACAGATAGGTGATGCTGCTGATGCTCTGCACCGGGCCGATGGGGAATGATGCCGACATCCAGCTGTCGAGGTAGCCCACCGCGCTCACGTCGCCAAGGCGGGTGTCTGCGATGGTTTCGACGTAGGAAATGGCGACCTGTCGCAGCGCGGTGATGTACGTGTCCTCGTCGCTGTGGTCAACGCGCAGGAACGCTTTTAGGCTCGCCACCGTGATGATGTCGTCGAGCGATGGTGTGCCGGTAATTTTAACTCGCATACCCCAAAAGTAAGAAAGCCCGAGGCGATGCCCCGGGCCTTCCCGCTAACCAAAACCAAACGCTTATGCAGCGTTGATGTCCGTGATTTTCGACAGGGCGCCTGCCTGACGAACGTCGAAGTCAAAGAACCGGTTGACGTGCAGCACAATCTGCGCGTTGCCTGCCGCGCTGTATGGATCCACGAGAAGGTCGATGCCGCCGAAATAGGCGAGGATGCATCCCTGCTGGAAGTTGCCGAACAACATTTGACCAACGCCTTCCGATGCGTCCACGAGGTACGGCGTAGCCACCGCGGGGTAGCCGTTGAACGTGTTGGATGCCAGGTCGTACAAGGCCGAAACGCTGGACACCTGCGCCAAGTTCTTTGCGAACTTGTAAGCGGTGGGTGACATGACGTAACGAGCAGCAGCCAAGTTGCCACCGGCCGCGAGGACTGCCGATTCCATAGCCACGGCGATAGCCGCTGTAAGGGTCGTGCTGCCGTCCGTCGACTGGTTGTTGATGGTCGCGCCATCCAACGTATCAAACGCCTTCGTGTCAATGAATGCGTTCATTGCGTTCTGCAATTCCTGCGCGATCACGAGGTCAACTGCGCCGCCGCCCTGCAACAGCAACTGCTTGCTGTAGGTCGTCTTGGCAGAAACGCGCTGTGGTGACAAGGTCAACTCGTCCATCTCGAGGCCGGACGCTGCGTTGGCATCAACTTCGCCCTCGGCGGTGCCGGTTGCCTTCACGCTAACCCGTGGGAACTTGAGGTTGCCGGTCATGCCCTGCAACGTCGTCGTGCCCAACATCTCGATGACCGATGGAGCGCGCAGTGCCTCGATGGCACCGCCTACGTTCACGGGTACGAATGCGTTGCCGTCTGCCGTTGCGCCGTAAGCGCCTGCGGTGAAGTTGTCAGCGGATGCGCGGTACAACGCCTTGGTGGGGATAGCCACCTGGCCGACCACCTGCAAGCCCTGTGCGCGCATTTCGCGCTGTGCCTCCTGCGCCCACTCCGCCTCAGCGCCCTCCAATGAGCGGCCGTTGGCTGCGGACATGATGGCACGCGACAGGCTGAAATGGCCGTTTACGCGCTCGATTTCACGCTTCTCCGTCGTGGATGCGGTGCCGCTGTACGCGACGCGTGCAACCATCGCCTCGTGGTCGGCGCGGTGCTTGATGCGCTTGTCCAGCGCCTCAACTTCACCAACCAACCAAGCAGCGCGCTGCTCCTCAGCCTCGGTGATGGTGCGTCCTTCCTTGTCGGGGTTCTCCACGAGGGCAACGTGCTCCTCGTAGTACTTGGCGCGGAGCGCCTTCAGGTCATTGAGATTCATGTGTCTAATTTTAAGAGGTTCAGGTGCAAATGTACGTGACGGCGCCAAATCGGGTTGGTCGATGTCGTCGGGGCTTTCCATGTCCGGTGCGTCAGGCATTTCGGTAACGGTGACCTGGACGTTGACTTGGATTTGTTCGGCGCGCTCTTCGGCGGATGAGGCCATGGCGCGCGCTTGTACGGTGGTCGTAGCGTATGCCGGGTAGGTGACGGGTGACACGTCGTACAGGCGGCCGACCTTCAGCACGGTGCGCAGGTTGGTCTTGTTGTCCCACGCCTCATCCTCGATGCTGAACGCGAAGGACGATTGTGAGATGTCACCGCGTTTGATCAGCGTGTACAGGTCGCGGCCCTCCTGAGTGTCGGCGAGTTCGGCCTCGTAGCGCAGGCCGCCGTTGTCCACCGACAGGCGCAGCGTGCCGTTGGTGGTGCGTGCAAGCGGTACGCCCGTGTGGTTAATGAGCAGCCGGACGTCGTCGTCGGTGCGGCCCTCAAACGCCCCCGTGGCAATTTGCTCGCGAAAATATCCAAGGTCGGTGACGTCGTTGAACGTCGCGGCGTAGCCACTGATGCGGCGCTCGCCTTCGGCGGCCCGCACCTCCATCACGCGCAGTTCGACGTTGTCGCCGTAGGCCGCGCGGATTTCTCTTTCAAATTCCTCCTGTGATTTCATTGCTGCTGATTTTGTCGCTGTACGCTTGGAAGCGGTCGAGCGCGATTTGGTTCACCTGCACGGCGTGCATGTCGCCGCCCTCCACCGGGTTCATATCCTCCTTCGCGCGCACCTCGTTGATGGACAACACGCCGGTTGCCAGCATCTCGCGGTAAAACGATGCGCGCGCGGCCATGTCGCCGCGGAACAAGTCGGTCATGTCGTGGCGGCTGTACACGAGCGGCCGGTCGAATGACTGGATGAGCTTGCGGTCGACCTCCTGCGACAGGCGCACCGCCCACGGCGTGATGGTGTGGCGGGCAAACTGGATGTGCTGCTGCTCGACGTTGTTGAATGTCGACTTGCCTGGCAGTTGCACCAGGTCCGGCGGCACGCTGTAGATCCTGCAAATCTCCTCCGCTTGGAACTTGCGCGTCTCGATGAACTGCGCCTCCTCCGGCGGGATGCTTTGCGACTGGTAGCGCATGTCGTAGGGCAGCATCTTGACGCCACCGCTTGCCGCGTTCCATGAATCCCGCAGCGCCTCCAGCTGCTCCTTCTTCATCGGGTTCGCAGGTGTCAGGATGCCGGTCGGCCGTGCGCCGTTTGCGAAGTAGTCGGAGCCGTAATCCTGCACCGCCTTTGCCAGACCCATGTTTTCCGCATGCACCTTGAGCGGTGACAGCTTGCCCATGTTTGACAACTCGAGCATGTTCTCGGGGTACACGACGCCGTAGTCCTTCACCACGAACACCTTCTCATCCTCGATGGCCTTGGGTTCGACGTGGTAGAACGGCACCGGGTGCAGCGCGATCACGTCGCCGCGGTTGTCGCGGTCGATGATGGCGTAGCCTACGCCGTACATCAGGGCCTGCGTAAACATCCCCTCCCAAAACTCGTAAGCAGTTTGGTACGGGTTGGGCGTGTACTTCACCACGTCAAATGCCGGGTGGCTTTCGGCCAGCGTCACGTTGCGGCCGTTCCGTTCGTACACGTTCAGCGAGAGCGACGCGCACGTGGAGGCGATGCGGTAGATGCAGGCGTACACGGTGCTGATGGCCAACGCGCCCTCTGGCGACACGGTGACGTTGTTGCGGTAGGTGATGCCCATCTCGCGGGCAATCGTCTGCGAATCGAACTTGCCGATGCGGGCGCGCTCCTCAACGCCGCGACGAAATAGGGATTGCCATACAGATGCCATTACGGCAAATGTAGTTAGAGCGAAATAACCGTGAACAATTCGTCCCCCGAGCCGTTGGTGCGGTGGTGGACGTACTCGTTCATCGCGATGATGGACGCGATGACGCCGTCCACCTTTTTTGTTTCACTGTACTTCTCCTTGGTGACCCGCTTGTTTTCGTTCACGTCCGTGTACGTCACGGCGCAGCCGATTTGCCATCGCAGCACCTCGTTGCCGCCGTGAATGATGTTGCCCTTGAGCATCTCCATTTCAAACTCCTTGGTCGGGCCGTTCATGGTGGTGATGTTCTGTGCCATGGCGTGCATTTCGACGTCGTCCGCCACTAGTTCGCTGACGATGTACGGGCTGAAACGAGGATCGTAACCAATGCTGCGGATGTCGTAGCGTTCCACCTGGCGCATGATGTGCTCCTTCACGTAGCGGTAGTCAGTGGTGTTGCCGGGCACCACGGTGATGTGCCCCTCCTCCGCCCACCGCAGGTAGTCGATGCCGGCGTTTAGCTTTTTGGATTCGGCCTTCTCGGAGTTCACAAACTGGTGAACGCGCAGGTAAAAGCACCCGGCCTCGTCGTCCCGCCACAACATTGCAAAGGCGGTAAGGTCTTGCGTGCTGGCAAGGTCGAGACCACCGAAGCAAGGCAACCGTTGCAGCACCTCATCCGATGGCAGCGGGTCGGAACCGCGCATGAAGATGTCGTCGGATATCCACGCCTGCTCGGCGCTTGTCCAGATGTTCAGGTTGAGCCGCAGAAAGGTGTTGAGGTACGACGGCACCGCCCTTGCCTTCTGCACCTCCTGCTCGAAATACTCTGCCCGGCAGATGGTACCAAAGCCGGGGTTTGCCTTGCGCCAGGTTTCCTCTTGCGTCCAATCGTCGGCGGCTTCGGCGCCGTACAGCACAGGCAGGAAGGTGGGGTCGACGATGCTGCCCTCTTTCACTTGCCGGGCGTACTCGTGCTGCTCCCAACAGATGCTGCTGCGGTCGTGGCCGGCGGTGGTCAGCGCGATGATAAGCGGCTGCGTCCGCGCCCCGGTCGAGGTGACCAGGACATCCCACAGCTCGCGGTTGGGCTGCGTGTGCAGCTCGTCGAAGATGACGGCATGACAGTTAAACCCGTGCTTGGTGGATGCCTCGGCGCTGATGGATTTGTAAAAGCTGGATTTGTATTCGATGGCGTTGCGCAACACCTTGCACCGCTTGCGCAGGTCGGGGTGGTTGTAGATCATCTCTTGCGCCACGCTGAACACAATGTTGGCCTGCTGCCTGTCGCCCGCCGCGCTGATGACTTCCGCCCCGGGTTCGCCGTCGCTGAACAGCATGTACAGTGCAATGGCTGCCGACAGGTTCGACTTGCCGTTCTTCCGCGGAATCTCCACGTAGCACGTGCGGTACTTCCGCCGACCGTCTGGACGCTTCCACCCGAACAGCGGCCGGATGATGTCGTCCTTCTGCCAAGGCTCGAGCAGGAACGGCTTGCCGCCCAACTCGCCCTTCACGTGTGAGCAGAAACGCTCGATGAAGTTCACCGCGCGGTCGGCCGCCGCGGCATCGAAATAGTAATCAGCCGAAGTAGGCCTCGGCGTCGTCTTCGGCTTTTTGGTCATGGCCTTTGATGTGAAGTTCAAGTCGCGCGACGATGGCTTGCTTGCGCATCCGGGCCTCCTTGAGTTGTTGCCACTCGGGACGGGCGCGGCTGTAAATGTCGCCTGACTTGCCCTCCACTTGGTAGCACGTGCCGTTCTGATTGCAGAACTCCTGCAACTGTTCCTCCTCGATTTCCACGCATGCGAGCGTGTAGATGATTGACTTGTAACCGGGTGTGAGGTCGCACACCGCGCCGTACTCGGCGAGCCGCTGCTCGTAGCGGGTTTGTTGTTCCTGGTTCATGGTTCCCTTTAGGTTTTAAGTGAAAAAAACGTCTCTCCCT